AGTATTCAGCAAGTAAAACTTGAACGGAATTACTATCGAATAGTTTATTTCAAGTCTCCCGCAAGTAAAACCACAGGAAATCCTAGTAACTGTATGTAGATAAATATCTTTTTTACTTGGGGGGCGCATGGGCCACCACCCCCTCCCCTCTATATATATGACTACACTAGCAAATTTTTATAATTTTGAACCTAATTAGAATAATTATTGTCTAAATCCTTGATTATTAAGTATATTAACTACCCATTAGTATCCTTATAGGTAACTTTATAGTAATAAACTTTAATATTCTATCCTTATAGTATACTTATAGGTAACTTATATTATCCTTATAGTATACTATAGGGTGTTTATAAATTTTTTACTTGACAAACTTGAAAAAAGTACTATAATAAATAATAGGATGATAATAAAAAGCAAATGTCTTCATCTTTAAAACAGGATAAGGCTTACATTATCATTTTTCTCTCTAAGGATCTTAAATGTCAACTAAAAAGATTGCAAAAGTTATGCGGGAATTTAAGAATAGTAAGTTAAAATCTAGTTCCGGCAAAAGAGTTACAAATAAAAAACAAGCAATAGCTATAGCCTTGTCAAATCAAGGAAAAAGAAATAGGAAAACAGAGTTCTAAATATCATTGTTCTGTCTACAACCAACCAGAAAAAAGATTTAAGGATGGTTGTAAGGAATCTTCCAGATTAGGACTAGACAAAGATTATTTTCCTGGTGATCCTAGATTTATTGTCTATACTGAAGATTCTCTTGAGCTTTTATTTTGGAAACCTAGCAAATGCAAAGATGGTACATTAAGACCACTAGGATTTGAAGAATGTACATTCATTTGGAATATAGAATTAAATAAATATGAAGGAGAATGTACATATTGTGGTAGATGTTGTGGTTCATGTCAATATCTTAGAGAGGGCGCACCAGGCTGATGGCTCTTAATATGAAAACAGGTGCATTGGCTGATATAGCTTCTCTAGATCATATTAACATTCTAACAAAAGATGTGGATGAGTGTCGTAAGTTTTATGTAGACGGTCTAGGATTTGAAGAAGGATTCCGACCAGATTTTGATGAGCCTGGATTATGGCTCTATCTTGGTTACAGTCCAGTAATTCATATCATAGAAATAGTTGAAGCTCTTCCTAGTGTTCTGAGTAGTGGAAGTATTGACCATATAGCTTTTCGTGCTCACAACTTTGATAAGTTTACGTCTAGACTGGATAAGAATGACATCGAGTGGGAAGGTCGGGAAATACCTGGAATGGATCTACATCAGATTTTTTGTCATGACCCACATGGAATCAAGATAGAATTTAATTTTGAAGGTCAAGATCGTCCTTGGCAAACAATACAAAAACTCCATGATGATTTAATCATATGAAATGTAAATGTGATAATTGTACTAATCCTAAATGTGAGTGTTTAGGTTTTGCCTGTATGCTCGTAGAATGTTCTTGTGATTGTCACATAGAAACGGTGGCTATAAAAAGTATATCATGAAAAGAGAACTCACAGAAAAGCAAACTACTTTTCTAGATAATCTTATTGAGAATGGTGGGCATGTTGTAAACGCAATGGAGATAGCTGGTTATCATAAAAACTCACGCTCTAATCTTATCAATTCCCTCAAACATGAAATCGTAGAAAGAACTAGACAGCATCTGGCTTCATCGTCTATGCAAGCAGCAAATAGATTGATTGAAGGACTGGATGCTGATGGAACTATTCCTAGTTCTCAGATGGATGTCAGACTCAGAGCAGCCAGCGATATCTTAGATCGTACTGGTATTAGTAAACGACAAGAGATTGCTACAGAGTCTAGAGTACTGCATGGCATCGTTCTTCTACCAGCCAAGAAAGAACAACAAGAAATATGGCCCGACCAAAGTTAGAACCAGGAGAGAAGGGCAGGTATAATGTTTCTCGTAAAGAACAGGCTAAACGAACTCTGAAGAAGAGAATTAGTACTAAGATAAAAGAAAGAGAAAGACTTCAAGCTAAGTCTTCTACAAAGACAGAACAAAAGAAGAAAGCAGAAAAAGCATTAAAGATTCTTGAACATGGTGGTCTTGTCAAAGAAGACTTTTTAAAACAACTTCCACCATCTGTTCAAGAGGCACTGAAGGAAGGTACGGAACTCACCTTCAAACCCAATGAGGGTCCACAAACAGAGTTCTTGGCTGCTCCAGAGAAAGAAGTTCTTTACGGAGGAGCCGCAGGAGGTGGTAAATCTTATGGGATGTTAATGGATCTTCTAAGATATGCAGACAATAAAAATCATCGTGCATTATTGCTTAGAAGGACATTATCAGAACTAACAGAACTCATCGATAAAAGTAAACAGATCTATCCAAAGGCTTTTCCTGGAGCTAGATTTAAGGAGTCTACAAAGACATGGGAATTTCCAAGTGGAGCTACGGCTCTATTTAGTTATGTAGATAAAGATGATGATGTTTATCGTTACCAAGGTCAGTCCTTTACATGGATTGGTATTGACGAACTTGGTCATTATCCTACACCATATGTCTGGAATTATCTAAGATCACGACTAAGAACAACTGATCCCAAGATAGTTGCATACATGAGGGCTTCTTCAAATCCTGGAGGAGCAGGAGGATGGTGGGTCAAGAAGATGTTTGTTGATCCTGCACCACCTGATCAACCTTTCTGGGCAACAGACATCGAAACGGGAAGAACACTTTCATACGGACCAGGACATACTAATTCTGGTAAACCTTTATTTCAAAGAAAGTTTCTTCCTGCTAGACTGACAGACAATCCATATCTGGCAGATGATGGAGAGTATGAAGCAATGCTTCTCTCTCTACCAGAAGTAGAAAGGAAACGACTACTATCAGGAGATTGGGATGTTGCAGAAGGAGCAGCATTCAAAGAATTTAATAGAGAGATTCATGTCACTGATCCTGTAGAGATTCCTTATAACTGGGTACGAGTACGAGCTTGTGACTATGGATATTCTGCTCCTTCATGTGTTCTTTGGGGAGCTATCGACTGGGACAATAATATCTGGATCTACAGAGAACTTTATATTAGAAGACATACAGGAGAACAACTAGCAGATCTTATTTTACAAATGGAGTCTAATGATCCTAGAATGTATATAGGAATTTTAGATAGGTCATGTTGGAACAAAACAGGACATGGTTTGAGTGTAGCAGAAAGTATGATACGAAAAGGAGTACGGTGGGTTCCATCAAACTCTGATAGAGTAAACGGAAAGATAGAAGTTCATAGAAGATTACAAGTAGATGATTATGGAAATCCTAGAATAAGAATTTTTAATACATGTACAAATCTTGTCAGAACACTTCCTACTCTCCCAATATCTAAAACGAATAGTGAAGACATCGATACAAGAACAGAAGACCATGCATATGATGCATTGAGGTATATGATAATGAACAGACAAACAACTTCTTCCTTATATAATTTCAAGTCCAATACAGATTCTGAACCTGTAATGGAAGATGCAGTTTTTGGATATTAGGAGAGAATAATGGCAAGTGAACCAGGATATGAAAATCTACTTTATAAAGTAAAGCCTGAGCTATATAATGATGAAAATTTTATGCAAATGCTTAATAGAGTTCGATCAGGATCTTTTTCTATTAAAGATGTGCCTCTTGTGTGGCGAATTACCATGCAAGCTGATAGTCAGTATCAAGAAAGAATAGCAAAGAGAGCACGACAATCAGATCTAACATTAGAGGAAGTTCGTTTACTTTCTGTTATGTCTAAAATAGGCGCACCTATATCAGATGAGTTAAGAAACAAATTAGATCGTAGACCATTAGGAGAAAGAGTACAAGAAGTAGGATTTGGTACTTCTATGGGATCAGGAGTTAATGCCAGATGGGTAAAAGACGCAGTAGAAGCAGCAGGTGATAGGGAAGTTATAGTAGCCCCTGGTGTTGGATTTCAAGTACCAAAAGTACCAGAAGTATTAGAAGAACCAATTCCAGATGAAGTGTTAACTCCAGAAGAAGAAGTAATTGTAGAGAGTATAGTTAAAGGTCTAGGTCCAGATTATGTAGCTCAAAGATCTATATCTGGTAAGCTACCAGTAGACACTAAGTCTAAATCTAAGTATACTAGAGGAGAGGCATTACGAATAACTAATCAAATGGCTGCTAATAGAGATCCTAATTGGAAAGCATTTTGGAAAGAGCAAGAAAAATTAGGATTCAGACCTGATAGTGAAGATCCTAATTTAGCAGAAAGTGCTAAAAAAGTATGGTCTTGGATTACTAAAGATAGACCAAAAGAAGATAGAAAACCTACTACACGAAGAAGAGGATCTCCTCGTAAAAAAGGTGGTGTTGTAAATAAGAGAGTTACAAAACAGTATGCTAAAGGTGGATCTGTCCGTACACCTAAAAGAGTTAAATAGAGGAGAGAATTATGGTTGGTCCTAATATTACTAAACGAATGCCAAAAAAAAAGAAAATTATACCTAAACCAGACTTTAGCGATCCAGGACAAAGAAAGGAACAGATAGCGTATTTAGAGCAAGAGTTAAGAAATACTAGTAATCATATAAAACGTATAACTAGGAAGGTAAAAACTGACAAAGCATTAGAAAGACAGGAGAAGAGAGATCGTAGTGGAAAATCTCGTCGTAAAAGTGGTGGTCTTATTAAATCTACATCTCGTAAATCAAAAAAATCTTAGAGCTACTTTATATAAAGGAGAAATATATTATGCCCTATCTAAAACCCTATACTGCTAAAGACTTTGAAGGAATGGCTGAGAAGCAGGGTGCTATGAATCCTGTTCCTGATGGAATGCTCTATCGAGCACCTCTAGAGTCTGATCTTCTAGGAGCAACAGATGTAAACTTTAAGCAGTCTGCTGATGTTCCTTCAGAATCTGGTAAGAAGATGATGACTGCTAACTTTATGAAGGAAGACAATTCAATTTATGGCTGATGAACAAAATACGGAAGCTGTAGAGGTTGAAGTTGATGAAGTACCTGGCCTTGTAGGCTTTATTAAAAGTAAATTCTTGGATGCAGAGACTGGTCGTCTTTCAGATGAAAAGCGTTGGTTATCTGCATACAAGAACTATAGAGGTATCTATGATACTTCTTCAACATACAGAGCATCAGAGAAGTCTAAAGTCTTTGTAAGAATTACTAAAGTAAAAGTTCTTGCAGCTTTTGGACAGATCTCTGATATTCTGTTTGCCAATAATAAGTTTCCTATTACTGTTTCTAGTACTCCTATTCCAGAGGGTATAGCAGAGTTCGCTCATCTTGCTACGCCTGAAGAAAAGCAAGCTATGGAACAAGCAAGAGATGTTCCCCTATCTCAACTTGATGACTTCTTAGGTGGTCTGAAAGAAAAGTATGAGAATGCTAATAATTTAGTAGAAGGTCCAAGTATTATTCCTGGTTCTCCTCAGATAGAGCCAGCAGAAATTGCTGCACGAAATATGGAAAAGCAAATTCATGACCAACTTGTAAATACTAATGCTACAAATGTTATGAGACATGCAATTTTTGAGTCTGCATTACTTGGTACTGGAATTATTAAAGGACCATTCAATTTTGAGAAGATCGTTAATAATTGGAAAATAGAAAATAATGAAAAAGTATTTGAGCCTTATGCAAAGATTATTCCAAAAGTTGAAGCGGTTTCTTGTTGGAATTTTTATCCTGATCCATCAGCTACGAACATAGAAGATGCTGAGTATGTCATACAAAGACATAGATATAATAGAGAACAATTAAGAGATCTTGTTAATCATCCTTTCTTTGATTCAGAAGCTATTGAAAGATCATTAGAGCATGGTCCTCAATATGAAGAAAGGTATTTTGAGAATACAATTTATTCTCAAGATCACGATCCTTTATATGCTGAGAACAGATATGAAGTTTTTGAATATTGGGGAACTCTAGATCTTTTCTTGGCAAATCAGATAGGACTTGATCTGCCTTCTAGTATAAGTAATCTTGATTCAGTACAAATTAATGCATGGATTGTTAATAATGAAGTTATTCGTTGTATCTTAAATCCATTTGTTCCTGCTCGTCTTCCTTATCATGCCTTCCCATATGAACTGAATCCTTATCAGTTCTTTGGAGTTGGTATAGCAGAAAATATGGATGATGCACAGCTTCTTATGAATGGTCATATGAGAATGGCTATTGACAATCTGGCATTAGCTGGCAATATGGTATTTGACATAGATGAGACACAGCTTGTACCTGGACAGAATATGGAAGTATATCCAGGTAAAATCTTTAGACGGCAATCTGGTGTTACAGGAACTGCTGTAAATGGTTTGAAGTTCCCGAATACGGCTCCTGAGAATCTTCAGATGTATCAAGCTGCACGACAACTTGCTGATGAAGAGACTGGCATTCCTTCTATTGTGCATGGTCAGACAGGAGTAACAGGAACTGGTCGTACTGCTGCTGGTCTATCTATGATCATGGGATCAGCAGGATTATCTATTAAGACTGTTATCAAGAATATTGATGACTTTTTGCTAAGACCTTTAGGAGAATCTTTCTTCCAATGGAATATGCAGTTCAATGATGACAATGCAGAAATTATAGGTGACCTAGAGATTAAGCCTAAAGGTATTGCATCAGTAATGCAGAAGGAAGTTAGAACTCAAAGATTAATTACTTTACTACAAACTATTGCTAATCCTATGCTTGCTCCGTTTATTAAGATTCCAAATCTAATGAAGGAACTCGCAATTTCTCAGGACATTGATCCTGATCAACTTGTTAATGATGTAGATGAAGCTGCAATCTTTGCAGATATATTGAGAGGTCTTAATGAACGAACAAATAGCCCAGAAGTTGCTGCCCCTAGTCAACAGCCCGGACCTATGGGAGCCAATGGAAGCGTACCTGTCGGAGCAAATCCAATGGACCTATCAGGCGTTGGGGGTGGAAACATCGGAGTTGGAACTTCGCCGCTTGCAGGGGAAGCTGGCTTTACTGGAAACATTGAAGAACCTCAAGGGCGTGGTTAAATCTTCAATAGAAAATGCTAGAATAGAAAAAGAACAGAATTATGATAAATAGTGAAATATTAAATTTTGTACAAACGGCTGCTAGAAATACACCTGCACCTGATAGGTTCGCAGAAACCTTTAATAATGTAGTAACACGAGCTAGTATGGATAGTGTTATAAAACAAAGATTAGAAAATCAAAAACAAGTATTAGAAAATCAAGAACAAGTACAAAGACAAGCAGTAGAAGCTCAAAGGCAAGCATTGGAAGCTCAAAGGCAAGTACCAGAAGAAATACAAGCTGCTCAAGAAGGAGGGCCAATTCAGAATGCTGAAACAGATTTGGAAACAAGGCTTGGTCCTATGGGGGTCATTAATGATTTTGATGGTGATCCTGGACCCTCTTTAGGCGGGGAGGGAGTTGCTGATGATCTAACAATGGAAGTTCCTGAAGGCTCCTATATTCTTAATTCAGATGGAGTTTCCTTGATAGGTATTTCAGATATCAATAAAGTTATTAGAGATGCATATACTATTGCTGCTGCTCTTGGACAAGAACTTCCCGCCGATTATGATCCACAAAATAAAGTACCTATTAGAATTTCTAATGGAGAAGCTGTTATACCTGCACCTCTAGTTGGAGTTATTGGACTTGATAGACTTGAACGATGGAATGCAAAAGGATTGGAAGTTAGACGACAAAGAGAAGAAATGGAGAAAGCTCAAGCTGAAACACAAGCTGCACAGCCAGTAACTGAAGCTCCACCAGTACAACCTATGCAAGCTCAGATGGGTGGGATGATGGGTTATAATAAAGGAGATAAAGTAGAGACAGAGTTATTGGCTGCTCCAGAGGATGATAGAGATTTAGCAACTAGAATAGCATCCTTTTTTGGAGTAGAAGATGTTCCTCAAGATATACTAAGTTGGTTTGAAGATAATAGAAAAGATACTGTACCAGAAGCTATATTAGATATACCAGAATCTATATCAGATATACCAGAATCTCTATTAGATATATGGAAAAATAGAGATGAACTTTCTGGAATTTTTGATAAACCTTATGATCCTTATAATACAAAATTTGGAGAAGGTACATTTGTAGATACACTTTTTACTCCTACAGGAAAGATTTTAGAGATGAATCTTTCTACAGTATTAGAAAATCAAGCTAATATGATAGCTAGTATAGAATCTTATAATAAAGAAAATCCAACGAATAGACAGTTTGAATCAGCAGCTTGGGGTGCATATCAAATAATGCCTGAGACATTAGAATGGTTAATAAACAAGTTAAAGCTTGATCCTTCTAAAACTATTTTTACTTCTGAAACTCAAGATTTATTAGCAACAGAACTTTTAAGAAGAAGAGGAGTTTTTGATTATATTACTGATCCAACTAATCCTTCTTCTAATTTAAGTACAATTCAAAATAATTTAGCTAAAGAATGGAGATCATTACCTAATACTGATGGAGTATCGGAATCAGAGAGACAAAATGTAGGAATAAAATATCAAGAGTTTAGAGATATCTTAAAAAGAGTACAAGAATTAGGATCAGAAAAAGGAGTTAAACTATTATTAAGAACTATAATAATGGCAGAACATGCTCCAAGGAAAAATAATTAAAAGATTTCGTCTGGACACCCGATAGTCGGCCCCAGACATTAGCACCAAATAGGGACACCCAAGTTTTCTTGGCCCCCATAGGAGGTAAAGACCATGACTGATATTACAGAAAGTGAACTATTAGAGCCTACCCCATACGATAATGCCTATAGGAGAACACTTATGGATGCAGATCCATCTCCTGAAACACCAGATCCTGAACTTCTTGACATTCCAGACGGAGATACTCAAGAAGCTGAAGGACTGATTAAGGCACAGGATGCAAAGGAGCATGATTGGAAAAAGCGTTATAGCGATCTAAAGAGTTATCATGATCGTAAAAATAACGAATGGACCCAACAGAATGAACTTACAGAAGCAAAGCTAAAGTTGGCAGAGCAGAAAGTTTCGGCTCCACAAAATCTTCCTAAGTCACAAGAAGAGTTGGAAGAGTTTAAGAAAGAGTATCCTGATGTTTATGATGTAGTAGAAACTGTATCTAGGCTTCAAGCTAGTGCCAGTATCAAAGAGGTACAAGATAGAATTGA